GTATTTATGCAGCATTGTAAGAAGGCCGCCAAGTTGCAAGGAAATTCATTTACCTACACCGTCATCGAAAGCAAAGACATTATTTAATGGCTTTTGAAACTACGAGGCAGGAGATATTAAAGCAGGCGATAGAGTTAAAAAAACTCTACGACTCTACTCGTATTCAGAAGTATAAAGACGAAGAATTAAGGTTACGCAGAATTGCTGCTGAGTTAGCAACATTTACAGGTGGTGGAGGTACACCAACTTTAGCACAAGTTACCACAGCAGGTAACACAACTACCAATACAATCGATATTGGTGGAGCAATAAGCGACTACTATAGATTAGATACCGCTGCCACCCCAACCCCTGTGCAGGGGATGATGTTTTGGGACTCAGACAGAAGTACGGTCGATGTTCAATTAGACTCTGATGTATCGGCTAAAATAGGACAAGACAACTTTTGGTACGTCAAAAACCAAAGTGGTGCAAGCATTCCTAAAGGAAAGGCTGTGATGGCCGTTGGAACTTTGGGGGCATCAGGTCGTATTTTAATTGATGAGATGGTTGCTGATGGTTCAGTCTCAAGCAAATTTTTACTTGGTATTACAGCAGAAGATATCGCTGACGGAGCAGATGGCTTTGTTATTAATATTGGTAAGTTGCGTCAAGTAAACACTTCGGCATTTACTGCTGGTTCTGTTTTATATTGTGATGCAAGCACTCCAGGAAATCTCACATCAACCAAACCATCGTCTCCTAACTTAGCTTTACCTATTGCGTTTGTGGTGCACTCTGCTTCAAATGGCGTACTTGCTATTCGTGTTAGCATACTAGATGAGAATTCTTTGGGTGGGGCTCAGTTTGAAATTGATTACGATCCAAATATCACAGGGACTAAAAATGGTACTAATACAATTTTTACTACAAGTTCAAACTTCGTGTCTACAACAACAAGAGTTTTTTGGAACGGTCTCAGATTAACAAGAGGTGCAACTTATGACTACACCGAATCTGGTGCCAACCAAATAACATTAGCGGTTGCCCCTGTGGCAACTGATTTACTTATAATTGAATATCAAATTTAACGATCATGCCAATAACCAAAATCAAAAAATCCCAACTCGATGCCCTCACGATTGTGAACGCTGACATCGATGCCGCTGCGGCTATTGCCAGTTCCAAATTGGCTGATGGTGCGAATTTTATAAAAAAGGATGGATCGGTTGCGTTTACGGCTGATCAATCCCACGGTGGTTTTAAAATAACCAACGTAGGTACTCCAACATCAACTACAGATGCTGCAACCAAGGCATATGTAGACTCAGTTGCTCAAGGTTTGTCTGTTAAGACTGCCGTCCGTGTAGCAACAACTGCAAACATTACTCTGAGTGGTATACAGACCATTGATGGTGTTACCCTTGTGGCAGGAGACCGTGTTCTTGTAAAGAACCAAAGTACTAACACACAGAATGGTGTATACGATGCAGCATCAGGTGCGTGGACTCGTTCAACAGATTCTGACACAGGTGCAGAATTGGTAAACGCCTTCTACTTTGTAACTTTAGGAAGTACCTTACAGGCAACAGGTTGGACTCAAAGTACACCTGGTCCTATTACAATCGGCTCAACCGCCATTGTCTTTAACCAATTCTCTGGAGCCGCTGATTACCAAGCAGGTGCAGGTCTAACAAAGACTGGTCTTACCTTTGATGTAGGAACTGCCTCTTCTGCTCGTATTGTTGTTAATGCTGACAACATTGACTTAGCAACTACAGGTGTTACTGCTGGTACTTACAACCGCTTCACGGTTGATGTATATGGTCGTATTACTAGTGCCGTTGCAGGTACAACTGATAACTTAACAGAAGGTAGTACTAACTTATTCTTTACCAATGCTCGTGCACAAGCGGCTATTACAGGTGGTGCGTCTACCATTGTTACTTCTAACTTGACTGCGTCAAGAGCTTTGGTCGCAGATGGTTCAGGTAAAGTAGCAGTATCAGCAGTAACTTCTACTGAACTAGGATATTTGTCTGGTGTAACTAGTGCTATCCAAACTCAGTTGGGCAATAAGCAAAATTTAGATGCTACCTTAACTGCTTTGGCAGGTTTGACAACTGCTGCCGATCAATTGATTTACGCTACAGGTGTAGATACTTTTGCAATGGCTTCATTGACTACCTTTGGTCGTTCTTTGATTGACGATGCCGATGCTGCTACTGCTCGTACTACTTTGGGACTTGCTATTGGTACAAACGTACAGGCTTGGGATGCTGACTTAGATGCAATCGCTGCTTTGGCTGGTACCTCTGGTTTCTTGAAGAAGACTGCCGCTAACACTTGGTCTTTGGATACCAATACTTACATCACAGGTAACCAATCAATTACTTTGAGTGGTGACGCAAGTGGAAGTGGAACAACCGCAATTACTGTAACCCTTGCTTCTGTGGGAACTGCCGGTACTTACACCAAGGTTACTACCGATGCAAAAGGCCGGGTAACTTCTGGTACTACTTTGGGTACAGGTGATTTGCCATCGGGAACAATGAATAGTGCTAACTTCGTAGTAAGAGAAACTCCTTCCCCTGCCCCTAACGGGGTAGTTACGGTATTTACTACTACAGGTAACGCAGTTCCTGGTTCAGAGCGAGTGTACTTGAATGGTGTTTTGATGGAGCCAGGTGCAGGTAATGACTACACCGTGACCAATACTCCTTTGACCGTTACATTCTTGTTTGTACCATTCCCAACTGATAAAATTAGAATCAATTATTTGAAACCATAATTATGCCTAGAACTCAAATTGGAACATTTTTAATTGCTGATGGTGCGGTTCGTAGGGTCGATATGGACACTACAACTACAACACAAGCAGTAATTACAAAACTACTTGTAAACTCCCCATTGACTATTAGTAGCACAGGGGTAGATTCAGGAACCGGAGATGTTACTTTGGGTCTCAGTACAACTAATTTGGTAACTAGTTTCAACACTAGAACAGGAGCCGTAACCTTGAGTGGTAGTGATGTCACTACTGCTCTCGGTTTCACTCCGGTTAGTGGCAACCAAACAATTAATTTAACTGGTGATGTAACAGGATCTGGTGCAACTTCAATTACTACAACTCTTAGTAATACAGGCGTGACCGCAGGTTCGTACACAAGTGCAAACATAACAGTAGACGCAAAGGGTAGAATTACCGCTGCTGCTGATGGTCCTGCATTACCTAGTGGTTTTACAGGGATGTTTACAGTTCCTACAAACCCTCCTGGTCAACAAACTTTGGATATACAAAATGGGATAATTGTAAATGTTTTGTAACTTCGTATCTGAAAATTTATGATAAACTTAAATAAACTTGCAGTAGGACTCGATGGAAAAGAAATCGAGGGAGCGTACATTGGAAAAATCGTAGCTCAAGCATTAATTTCAACGCCTAAGGGTGATGCTCTTAAATTTTGGTATTGGGCAACCAAGATGTACCAAGGCGAACCTTTGGACTTAGATCCCACAGATACTATGATTCTGACGAATTTTATCAAGGACAATGAGACTATGAGTATCTTGGTTAAGGCACAAGCACTTGGGTGCTTTGAAAAATAAATTTTAATCGTTAAATTTGATATATGAACTTAGATTCTCAGGAAAACAAACCCCTCATTGAAAGCAGCCCCTCAGGTGGTAAGCGTTTAAAAGTTGGGATAGAAGGACAAAGTGTTACTTCGACATTGTCCACATCAACTATGCGACCCACTATAGGTGGTGATTTACAATTTGGTCTTCCTATTCGGGCCTCAGAAAACCTTACCGATCCTGTTGATCGTTTCCGTGTTTCTCAGCCTCAGTCAATGTTTGATACTGACTTTGAATATGGTACTCAGCCTACCAAGTGGGAGACGATCAACTTGACTAACCGTAGACCTTACGCTACCTATAACGTACAGACTCCTTTGATAGTAACTGCTATTTCTAGTACCGCTGGTTCTCGTATAGTAAGTGTAACCACAGGTACTTCTGTTACTGCTGGTTCTCCTGTGTTTATTCAGGATGCTACTTGGGAAGGGGCCAATGGTTTGTTTACTGCGAATAGCACAGGTACAACCTTTACTTATACTGCTCAGTATGTAGCACCAACCACAGGTTCTATCTTGAACGCAAACGTAACAACTGTTTATCAAGGTCAAATCTTTACAGGTGCTTCAATTGGAACTGCTCCTACTTATGGTTGGACAGCAGGTTTGTTGATTCCTGTTACTACTACCGTGCCTCACGGATTGGCTTTGGGTAACGAAATCGTAGTCACTGGTTCTTCTCAAGCAAACGCAAACGGTGCTTGGACAGTTGCTCGTATCATCTCAGACGTTCAGTTTGCATTTTATAGTACTACAGCAGTTGCTGCTAACCCTACAGGTGGTCTAGTATTTAGCCGTCCTCAAGGTGCTGCATTGCACAGAGCATTTGATGGTGGTGTTAAATTCTCATCTAACGCTCAGGCAAACAACGAGCAATTGATTCGTCAAACTCGTAAATACTTCCGCTACCAATCAGGTAAAGGTATTATGATGTCAACAGGTTCTATCTTGAAGCCATCTTTCAACCCTGACTTGATTACTTCTAGTGGTACTTTGGTTACTGTTAACTGTAAAGAGGCTCACAACCTTCAGTTTGGTGCTCAGATTGTAGTACAAGGATGTAATGAAGTAGCTTACAATGGTACCTTCAACGTAAGTGCTGTTATTAATCCTACTCAATTCCAATATGTTGCTGGTTCTACTCCATCTGCTGCTTCGGCCTCAGGTCAATATCAAGTATATGTAAATTCTTGGGTAGGTTCTACTTGTCGTTTGGGTATGTATGATGATCAGAATGGTATGTTCTTTGAATTTGACGGCACAACTATCTATGCTGTTCGTAGGGCATCTACCTATCAAATTTCAGGTTCAGTTACGGTAACCAACGGAGCAAACGTAGTAACTGGTGTTGGTTCTGAATTTTCAACCCAATTGATTCCAAATGATATGATTGTAATCAAAGGTCAATCATACAAAGTAGCTCGTGTTATTAGTGATACACAATTCACAATCAATCCTTCTTATAGAGGTCCTTCTATTGCTGCTCCTTCTTACGCTTTTGTAACCAAGACCATAGATACTAAGATTCCTCAGTCTCTTTGGAACATTGATCGTATGAACGGAGCAGGTGGAACCGCCAACCCATCAGGATTTAACTTGGATTTGTCTAAGATGCAGATGTTCTACATCGACTATTCTTGGTATGGTGCAGGACCGATTCGTTGGGGATTCCGTGGTGCAAATGGTACGGTTACTTATGTTCACAAGTTAGCCAACAACAACGTCAATCTTGAGGCATATATGCGTTCAGGTAACTTGCCTGCTCGTTACGAGACAAGCACAATGCCTGCCACAACTCGTATTACTTCAAGCATTGGAACAGGAGATACTACTATTAACGTGTTGGATACTACTTTCTTCCCATCTAGTGGTATTCTAGTACTTAATACAGGAGGAGCAAGTGGAACTATTGAGTATGTTAACTATACAGGTAAAACTGCTACTACCTTTACTGGTTTGACTCGTGCAAGAGCAGGTGAACCATCGGGTGTAACTGTGACTATTGCAATCGGTTCTGTTACAGGAACCGTGGCATCTAGTGCAAATATGCAAATTGGTCAGCGTGTAATTTCTGCCGCTTTCCCCGATGGAACATATGTGGCAAACATTTCTGGAACCACAATTACTTTCAGCAACGCTGCTGTTACCTTGAACCCAACAGGAGTTATCTTCTCGCCAATGGGTGCAACTACAGGTCAAGCATATACCTTCAACGCAAACGCCCCAATCGGTGTTGAGTTCGGAGGCCCAACTGCTGCTCCAATCATTTCACACTGGGGATCTTCAGTAATTATGGATGGTCGTTTTGATGAAGATAAGCAGTTCTTGTTTACCGGGGGTACAACTACGGCTTTGTCTGTACCGACAGCAGGTTTGCGTTACGCTCTTTTATCATTGCGTTTGGCTCCTTCTGTAAGTTCTGGTCTTGTAGGTGCTTTTGGAGTTCGTGAGATTATTAATCGTATGCAGTTGTCTTTAAATGAGTTGGGTGTGTACGCACAGGGTAACTACCTTGTAACTTTGGTTCTTAACGGAACTTTGAGTGCTGCTGATGCTTGGACTAACGTAGGGGGTTCATCTTTGAGTCAGATTTGTTTCCACGGAGCGGCTCGTACTATAACAGGTGGTGAAATTGTGGGTGGATTCTATGTAAACTCAGGAGGTGCTACTTTTGGTACGTCTACTTATAACTTGACCAAAATTCGAGATCTGTCAAACTCAATCTTAGGTGGCGGTACAACTACGGTTAACACACAGTTCTATCCTGATGGGCCAGACGTACTTACCATTATGGTACAGGCTTTGACCACAGGTACATCTAACGTATTCGGACGCTTATCTTGGACTGAAGCTCAAGCATAACAAAAAAAATCATCAAAAGAAAGAGGCAGCCCAAAAGGTTGCCTTTTTTATTTTTATTTGTTATCTTTGATATAGGATGAAATTCTTTCAAATATTCAAAGACGAGCACGACAAGTTTTCTTCAAATCGTTTCGTGGGCATTTTGTGTGCCATCGCTTTGTGTGCTACTATGTATCACAATTCTTTTTCAGAAGAACACGTTGCTCCTTCCGCTATTTTGGTAGAGTGCGTGACTGCCCTTGCATTCGGTGCATTGGGTCTCGGAGCCGCTAATAAAATCTTCAAGAAAAAAGAAGATGCCGAAGGATAAACCCATAGCGAAAACAACTAGAGGTAAAAACGCCAACTACCTCCCTACAAAATCAGGGGCAGGTATGACGGCTAAAGGTGTTGCTGCCTATCGCAAAGCAAATCCCGGATCTAAATTAAAGACAGCCGTTACTGGTAAGGTAAAGGCAGGTAGTGCAGATGCTAAGAGACGCAAATCATTTTGTGCTCGTAGTGCTGGCCAAATGGCAAATTTCCCAAAAGCAGCAGCCGATCCAAACTCACGTTTGAGACAGGCTCGTAAAAGATGGAAGTGCTAATGTATAATTGTAATTTTGTAGCGAAGAAGCTAGAACACAACAACTCAAAGCCGACTAAACCTAGTGGGAAAATCAAAGTCAAAAAGAACAAATGAAAAAGACCGTAAAGAAAGGGCCTCCGAAATTATCTCTGTATGCGTATGGAGAAGGAAAGAATATAGGTGGAGGAGGAACCGTTTCTGTTCAGCGTAAGAAAACAACTGTAATCGGCAAGGCTAATGTTGGTCCGGGTTATAGAAATGCCGATATCGGTGTAGAGAGAAGAGTAAATAAAAATCTTACTCTTGGGGCTCAGATCGGAACAGGAAAATCTTACGGAGCAAATGTTAAATTAAATATACCAATTAAATCCAAGAAAAATGGCAAAAAACGATAAAAAGAAAGGCTCACCATCTATGCAAGAGTATATGATGAAGAGAGCGGCTATGGGTAGTGTTAATGCACCAAAACCAAAAACAGAACCAACTACTAATGTCTATAGAATGGGACCTCCATCTCAAGGCTATCAAGATAGTGCTGCTATCTTTAATAAGACTGGTTTGCAGCAGTTTAAACCTAAGGGTCCTGGTTATTCAAAGACATTTGAAAAAACCATACCTACTAAAACAATCAAAACTAAAAAATAATGAAACCGAAGAAACCAACTATCGGAGCCGTAACCAAAAAACAGGTTATGAAACAGACCAGCAAGGTTAAGCCTCCTTTGAGTGCTGCTGGTGCTGCTAAAAAACGTAAGCAAACCGCAATGAAAATTGGTGGTATGGCTGCTACTGCTGTCGGTGCTGTTGCCGATATGGTTAACACTAAAAGACGTTTGACAGGTAAGTCTTACTTAGGAAACAAAAAAAGACCATAATGGCTATTAAGAAAACTCCCGGACCAATTATGCAGAAAGTTCGTTCTCGTGTAACACGGACTAAAGCAGAAGTAAAAGCGGCAACAGCCGGTGCTGCTACAGCAGCAAAGAAAGCAGTATCTGGTGTCAAAAACGCTGCTGCAGCTATAAGAGATACTCGCCAAATAAAAGTAGCAGCAAAGAAAGCAGGAAAAAAAGATAACACTCTTTCTTACAATGTAGCTGAAGCATTTTCAGCAGGTAAAGGTAAGGTTCCCTCACTTTTCCGACCTAATGCTTCTGTTGGTCGTGCACGAATAAAAAGTGCAAGATCAAAAAAGTCAGGACCAACTGTATATAAAGATGGTCAACAGTATGAATTGAGTCGCAATAGAAGAACAGCAATTAATGAGCTGATTAGTATGCGAACTGACAAAGGTGCTGAAAAATCAACTCCAAGAGAACTTAGACAAAAAGCCAAAAGTGATTTGAGAGAAATCAAATCTAAACCTAAGACTATGGAGGAAATGCGTAAGCAGAACAGAAAAAAATCCAAACAAGCATCCAAGTGTATTCCTGGAGGCAGAGGAAATAACTTGTGCCTTCCACAAGGACGTAATAACGAAGGGGGATTCTAAATAACACAATAAGTAAATAAAACTATGATGTATACCAACAAACCGGTTAAGCCTACAGGAATGAAGGTTAAGCCAAAAGATGCAATGAAGGCAAAAGCAAAATTTGCTAAATTGAAAGCTACTGGAAAAACAACAGGCAGCATTGGACCAAAAATGAAAAAAGACACTCCGAAAGCCAAAGGCGGTATGAAAAAAAACCTCCCAGCCCTTCCAGGTAGTAAAGGTGGGTTAACCAAAGGACCAAATCGCCTTAATAAAGGAAAAGGCATTGTAAAACGTCCTGTAAATGCTGGTGGTCTACGCAGCGAAGGGGGATTCTAAAATCAAAATAAATAAATACAACTATGATGACTCCAAAAAATCCAAAGATGCCTACAGGAATGAAGGTATCTTTAAAAGATGCAGCGAAGGCAAAAGCAAGATTTGCTAAAGCGAAAGCTATGGGAAAAACCACTGGTCCTCCAAAATCTGCCGCACCAAGCAAGCCTAGTGCACTAAAACCATTGCCAAAGAAAAAAGGCACTCCAACTGGTAAAACGGTAAATTTACCAAAGAAAAAAGGCAAACCTTCATCAATAAATCTTTATTAAATGAAACAACCAAAACCAAAATCTACTTCTAAGGCTGCACCAAAAAGTGCATTTATAGCATATATGGATAATGCGAAATACCCAAAGCCAAAAGGAATAAAGACTAGGATGGGTTTGACAAAAACAGTAACTGCAAAAATCAAAAAAAAGTAATGATTCAACAAACTGATTCCACAGCCGATGGGCTTACGATTTTGACTGGGGCCTCCGCTTTAATTTCTATAGCAACTGCTTGGCAACCTGTAGTAGCTGTAGCCGTTGGGCTAATCGGCTGTGTATCAGGCGTTATGGCAATTATCTACTACTATAAAAAGATAAAAGAATGAGCACCCCAAAAGTTAAAACTAACCCCTTACCCATCTCCTTCGATGATTTCAAAAAGAATCCAGTTGCAGGTGTGGCTTTTTGTATGCTGCTGGCTGTTAGCTATCTGTACTATGACGGTAAGACGAGTTATCTTGATCAGATTGAAAAATCTAACAAGAAGATTGATGCCCTTGAAATCAAGGTGGATAAAATGGGAGCGGCTCTAAAGAAATCAGATTCTGCTCTATCTGCGGCCATAACAGAACTGCGGATTATCAACACAGTTAAAAAATTGTGAGAACGCTCATTATTGCATTTTGCGTATTTTTATTATTGATTGAAATTTCATTTCCTGTAGGAGCAGTTACTACTCCTCCTGTAGATGAGATTGAAATGATGATGGCGAAAATCCAAAGGAATTTGAGTTTGGCCTCAGAGGTAACCAAAGTTGCTCAAACCAAAAGTGCAGCACTTGTTGCACAAAAGCAAGAGGAAAAAGCCGAACTGAAAGAAGCTGTTATAGTTGCTGAAGCCAAAACAGAGCAGGTAGTAAAAGCAATGGAGGTGATTGAACAAAAGGTTGAATTCTACCAAGTTAAAATGATTGGTAGTGGTGTTGACACCTCTTATCAAGAAGTTAGTTTCGGAGGCCCAATATACGAGGCTTACTTGAACTACGTTGAAGAAGGCGGTAAAGAAGAGTTTGATTATTTCAGAATGTATATATGGCAGCAAAAGTAAAATCAAGTAAAGAGGCTACCAAGTGGAAGCCAAAGGCATCCATCAAAAGACCGGGTGTTGTTTCTAAAAAGAAGAGTTCTTCTTTAAAGACTAGTAAGAACTACGTTAAAAAATACAGAGGTCAAGGATGAAAGATGCTTGTTACACTAAGGTCAAAGCTAAGTACGCTGTATTCCCTTCTGCAAGGGCATCACAAGCAATTGCCAAGTGTAGAAAAGCATCTGGTAATGTAAAGAAGACAAAGGCGGGCTCAGATCTAAAAAGATGGGGAGCGGAGAAGTGGGTAGACACCAAGAGCGGCAAAGCTTGCGGTGCTGGAGGAAAGAACGAGTATTGCCGTCCGTCAAAAAGAGTATCATCAAAAACCCCAGTAACCAAATCAGAATTAAGTCCATCTAAATTGGTTGCAAAGAAAGCAGAGAAATCAAGAGTTGGTATGGGTAAAAGAGTTACTAACATCAAAAAGAAATGATTGGTGGATTCCTATTTGGGTTATTATTTGTTACCTTTACAATAGGAATGTCCTACATCATTGGAGAAATAATTGATAAACAAGATGGCCAAGAACACAATCGTAGGAAAAAGTAAAAAGCCCGGAAGCACCAAAGCAACTGGTAGGGATTACACTACCCAAAAGGCATTCAATAAGCGACCTGATCAGGTTGCAAAACGTGTTGAACTTAATGCTGAGGCACGCAAGAGAAAAATTTATGGCAAGCGTCATTCTAGTGGTGTTGACTTAAGTCACACAAAGTCAGGTAGTATGGTGCTTGAGAAGCGTGCTACCAACCGTGCTCGTAACGGTAAGAACGGAAAAACAACCAAAAAATAATTTGCTTTAGGTTTGGGCTCAGATTATATTTGTAGCCCTTATGAAAAATTTAATAGCAAGAGCACACGGAACAGCCAAAGAAAAAGGCTTTTGGGACACAGAGAGAAATGTGTCCGAAATGTTAATGCTTGTAGTATCTGAATTGGCAGAAGCACAAGAAGCATTGCGTAAAAATCAGTATGCTGAAAAAGCAGTTGCTGATGGTTTGATGCACGACATTCAGTTGCAATACACCGATGAGGAATTCCAAATGAACAGAGGTATTTGGAAGTCTTTATTTGAAGAGAAAATCAAGTCAACTTTCGAAGATGAAATCGCAGACGTAGCCATTCGTTTGTTTGATTTGTGTGGAGGTATGAACATCGACCTTGAGAAGCATATCGAATTGAAAATGAAGTATAATTCTATGCGTGGTTACAAACACGGAAAGGCATTTTGATATGGAAATCAATCACGAAATACTATCGGACATCGTTGTTTGGTCTAAGTACGCCAAATACGATGAGCCTGTTCAAAGAAGAGAAATTTGGAACGAAATTGCAGATCGCAATATGCAGATGCACATTCGTAAATTTCCTCATTTAGAAAAACAAATTAGACAAGCCTATACATTCGTTTATGATAAAAAAATCCTCCCCTCGATGCGTTCCCTTCAATTTGCTGGTAAGCCTATTGAAGTTAATAACGCTCGTCTTTTTAACTGTAGTTACCTTCATATTGACGATTATAGGGCTTTTAGTGAGACTATGTTCCTTTTGCTTTCAGGTACTGGAGTGGGTTATAGTGTTAGCCATAACCATATTGCTAAGTTGCCTGCCATTTCTAGAGCTACGAAAAAGAGAAGGTATCTCATTCCTGACAATATTGAAGGCTGGGCTGATGCAGTTAAAGTTTTGGTCAAATCCTATTTTGGACTCAGCAACTGGAAGCCTAATTTCGATTTTAGATCGATACGAGCAAAAGGCGAAAGACTAATCACATCAGGTGGTGTTGCTCCTGGTCCCGAACCATTGCGTATCTGTTTGGCTCAGATTGAAGCCATTTTTGAACGCAAACAAGATGGAGAACAACTATCATCATTGGAGTGCCACGATATCCTATGTCACATTGCAAACGCAGTTTTGGCTGGTGGTATCCGTAGGTCAGCAATGATTGCCTTGTTTGATCACGATGATGAAGAGATGTTGACCTGCAAATTTGGTGAGTGGTACATAGCCAACCCACAACGTGGACGTGCTAACAATAGTGCTAAATTGCTCCGTGGTAAAATCACAAAGAATGAATTCTTAGATTTGTGGAAGAAGGTTGAGATAAGCAACTCAGGTGAGCCTGGTTTCTTCTTTACCAATGACTTGGAACTTGGCACCAATCCTTGTGCTGAGATTTCTTTGAACTCATTCCAATTCTGTAATCTAGTGGAGATTAATGCATCTGATTTGAAAGATCAGCACGATTTCGAAGAGAGAACGGCTGCTGCTGCCTTTATTGGAACATTGCAGGCATCTTACACCGATTTTCATTATCTGAGACCCCAATGGAAAGAAGTAACCGAAAGAGAAGCCTTATTGGGAATCGGAATGACTGGTATTGCATCGGGCAAAGTTCTTGATTTAGATATGCCAGAAGCTGCTGAGATGGCTTACAGAACCAACAAAGTTGTCGCTAAAGAAATTGGAATCAATCCTTCTGCTCGTATTACTACAATCAAGCCATCAGGAACTTCATCAATCGTATTGGGATGCTCATCTGGTGTTCACGCTTGGCACTCAGAGTACTACATTCGTAGAATGAAAGTGGGCAAGAGCGAAGCACTCTACACCTATTTGGCAATCAATCACCCGGAACTATTGGAAGATAGTTTGTCTACTGCTACTGAGGCTTATGTGTGTGTTCCAATCGCTGCACCTAAAGGAGCGATTACTAGGCACTCAGAAAGTGCAATTCAGTTCTTGGAAAGGGTGAAGTTGCTCCACGAGAAATGGATCAAACCTGGCCACGTTTATGGCGAGAATACGCACAATGTATCAGCGAGCGTAACTATGAAACCAAATGAATGGGGAATCGTTGGAGGATGGCTGTGGGAAAACCAAAATCACTACAATGGTTTGTCGTTTATGCCACAGGATTTGGGTTCATATAAGCAGACTCCTTTTGAGGATATTGATGAGGCCACCTACCTTGAATTATCTAAGGTTGTGAGCAAGATAAATGTCGCAAATATTGTAGAAATTAGCGACAATACAAGCCTACTAGGAGAGGCCGCTTGTGCTGGTGGTGCTTGTGAAATTTCATAAGTAAATGTCCACTTTTTTGCTAAAAAAACAGGACAAATTCGGAAAATTTCCGACTATTGTAACAAATTTTTACTATATTTGTTTCGGTTTTCATGCTTTGATTTAGTGAAGTTAGTTTAGTTTAGTAGTAAGGGTTGTACTAAAGTGCAACTCTTACTTTTTAAAGCCCACCGAAAACAATTGACTCGTGTTAGCTGGAGGCAACTCAAATCGGCTAACGGCCCTGAAAAATGGGCGAAATGTTTCTTGGTCTCCGAACTCGTAAAGGAGAAAACTTGAAATGGTTATTATTTTTGTATTAGTAATAAACTAATAAACAAAGAATTAATCGGTGGGCTTTTATTGTTTATAGTAAGGATGTAGGTATAAACCTTACCTTTGTACTATGAAATATAGATTCATCGCAACCCTAATTACCGTAATGTGCATTGCGATAATTTCCTGTGGGACTCCGAAGAAAAGATACGATCGACTGATACGCAAATATCCGTATTTAATCGAAACTGATACAGTAATCGTAAAGGATACCATAATCAAAGAAACCAAGGTGCCGGTTCCTGAGTACAAAGACTCATTCATAATCTCACATGATACCATCATTGAGACCGAAAAACTAATCATCGAGAGGCGAGGTGATTTCTTCGGGGTAACAATCAAACCCGACACCATAACCTTCAGAGATACAATACCCTACGAGGTGAAAGTTCCGGGAAGAATTCACACCGAAAAAATTATCAATTGGTGGTATCTATTCGTGGCCTTCCTTATTGGAATGGTTATTGCGTATAGATTTAAATCTTGAGATTCAATCAAAAATCATTCGATGACAACGATGCCATAGGTAAGGAATTGCTTATGGCTTTTTTGCGTTCAAAGGGTCACAATATTTCGGAGAATAGTGACAAATATGCAGTAGATCTTGTCTCCGATAAGAATGGCAAAAGCTACTATTGGGAGGTCGAAATGAAATCCCAAAGACCGTGGACCAATAGAGAAGACTTCCCTTTCCTATCCGTTTCATTCCTGAGCCGAAAGGAAAAGTGGAAAGAGCAACACTTCTGGTATGTCATCATCTGCAAGGAAACAAAGGCTGCGATATTCTGCAACTCGGATATTATATTTAACGAAAATTATAAACAAAAATTATATATTAAAACAAACGATCGTACAGGTTTGGATAATTTTTATCGAGTGCCAAAAGAATTATGTATATTTGTGCCACCAGAAGAATTTGTAGATGAAAGATAACGTAAACCCCTCGCACTATAAACAAGGTAGAGTTGAATGTATCGATGCTATCGAAGCAGCAACGGTCCACAAAAAAGGCTTAGATGCCGTTTGTACCGCCAATGTAATTAAGTATATCTGGAGATGTGAGCAGAAGGGTGGTGTAGAGGATTTGAAGAAAGCCCAGTGGTATCTGAACAGAATGATTGCTCAGTACGCTGAAGAGCCACCAAAAGAATTCGTACATCCTAATGCGGTGTACGCTGAAGAATACAAAGACGATCAGATATCGTCATCATTTAGCAAGTTGTGAAAATATATTGGACATATAGCCGTACAGATTTAAGGGCCTGCGACATAGCCAAGCACGAGCAGGAAAAGGTTAGATTGTCCAATGAGAAATATCATGTTGGTGGGCTCAACAGAATAACCCCTTTATTCACACATTGCATATGTCCACAAGGCAATCTTTATACATTGAACTATTGCCCAGGAAACGAAATTCACTTGGCGTTAATCGGTGGTTTGAATAACGATAATAACTATATGAATACAGCCACGAGTCAACAATTGTTGACTTTAGGTAATGTATGTAGATTTTATCTATCTTTGGGGGAAGTAATAGAAGAGGGGGACTTTTCAAACTTTGATTTAAAATTATGGCTAAGGGCAATAAACAAATAATTGAGAAAGAAGTCGTTGAACTTCAGAAGTTAATTTCTTGGTGTGACTACTACACAGCAGTAGGAAACCCAATCGAAGCAAACAAAGCACAAAAAGAAATTGAAGACCAAAAACGTAAAATCGCAGAGCTTAGAGAATCTCTCGGAGTACCTAAGGGAAAATAATATTTCAGAGGCTGAAGCAATAGAAAGACTACAGGTTCAATCGTTTGATCCTGCAAAAGACTTTTATTCGACTTTGGTTTCTGCATCCAAACAATTGATGCAAAAGGTAAGAGATGAGATGCTCGACTTGGACGATCCTTATCAAAAGGGTTTGTTCCAACTACTCCAAGCAGGAGATAAAATCAACAAGAGTTTGAAACTTGCGAAACTAGAAGCCTACCCCGAAGACAACAATGTCGAAGAAGAAGGTGGCTTTCTTGATCGTATATCACAAAGAAGATGAAGGCAAGCAAATTTGAATATGACAAATGGTATCCTAAATATGGTCTGAACCCCAACGCAACACCGAAAGAGAAAGAGCTTTGGTGGGGCAAGGAGAAAGAATATTGGGTTGAAGGTCGTTTCGATTTGGTTGGGGCTCACTACTATGCACTAACACAAAGTTTCGTAAAAGACGCCAGAGGTTACAAAAAAAGACCGATTTGGCGAGATATAGATGACTTAATCTATAACGGATATGTAGAGGCTAGAAGGACTAACCACGATTTGTTTATCACAAAAAGACGTGAGGTCGGTCTGTCGTTTATCTTCGGGGGAATTATTCCTATGTGGATTGCAATGACCAACCCAGGATCTACCTCGCTCATTACATCAGCAGATAAAAAACGTCTTGAGGCTTTATTCAAAGACAAATTGCGTGTGGTATACGATGAGTTCGATGAGTATGCAAAGCCCGGCATTGTATCTACCCGACAGGAAGGTTACTTACACTTGGGTCGCAGAGATAACAAGACAGGTAAGGTAACAGGCTTGGATTCCCAAATCATCACCAAGGAGACCGTAGATACACCTACAGCATTCGAGGCATATCGTGCGATGCACATTTTTATTGACGAGTGTATGCTCCATCCCAAGGCTGACAAGGTTTACAAATCGGCACAGGCGAGTACCAAATCAGGCTTCGTAAAGGTGGCCCCAATTGTCATCGGGGGAAGTGCCGGGGAAGCCACATCAATTGGCCAGAAGTTAGCCAAAACTTTGTGGGAAAATGCCGAAGCATTGAAGATTCTTACCCTCTTTCTCCCTGGTAATCAAGGGATTATGGAGGCTCCCGAATTAGACATAAATGGTAAGGAAACTGGCAACATTCTAAACTTTTGTCCTAATGGTCACAGCGATGAGAAGGCGGCAACCGATTGGATTATGCAGACCAGGGACATACTTGATAAGTTGGAGGACAAGTCCTATCTAAACTCATTCATCAAGCAGTACCCATTGGAAATCAATGAGGTGTTTTCTGTTAGCGGACACGGTGCATTCCCTAAGCACATTATGACCAAGTTGGACAACCAAGAGAGAATTATCCTTAGTTCACGTCCTCCTATTGATCGTTCGGAATTGCATTGTAATTACGATGGTGTAATCAGCAAGCGTCCGAATATCAACAGTCTTATGCACTTCTTAGAAGAACCCCAAGAGGGGCATACTTACATAGGTGGCATTGACCCGATTCCTTTCAACTCAAAGAATATGGGAGATGGTTCTAAGCAGGCTTTGGTAATTAAAGATATCGATACCAATCGCTATGTTGCTCACTATGCGGAAAGGGACTCAGATCCTGATGTTATTGTGAACAATATGATGCTTATGCAACAATACTACAACAATGCCATAGCAATGATTGAGATAAACCGTGGTGGTGTTGTGAAGCAGAAGTATAAGGACGCAGGTAAACTACATCTCCTAGCAAAGAAACCTATCTTTCTTGGAAAGGGATTCTTCAAGGACGATGACTCTGTTGGCTACTACAAGAACGATACCACAGCAGAACGAGGCAATACTTACATAATCGATTACCTCAATGCTCATTGTGACGATATCTGGTTTATCGATATGATAACGGATTTAAAAAACTATCTAATAGACAACACGGATTTGGCAGATGCTATGGTGGCCTGTGAAATTATGCATAAGAACATAATCAAGAAGTCAAAGCAGCAAGAACCACAAAAGACTCTAGCCAAGGAGATTCCAATTTTGAAATTTGTAAACGGTAGGTATGTGCGTGAATGGGTAAAGGTTAGGGTATAGGATAGTTTATTTTGATTCGTTCTAAATAAGCAAAAATTATATCTATAGTCTCCTCGCTCATTTTTCTATTCTCTATCTTCATAGGGACCTTTACCTTTCTGGTTCTGTATTGTATTACCAAGAAACCATTCTTAGGGTTGGTTGTAAATTTAGATTTGATCGTGGGGACTACTACATCCGCACGGTCATTAATCTTTGGACCAAAAATTAGTTTCCTATAAGGCAGGTGATCGCTTATGGCCAGCAATATCACCCTTAAGTCTATCCCATAGTGAGGGATATTGATTCTCATAATAGAGTCAGTTGTTTCGGCTGAATCAATTCTATTAGTTTCCTGCATTCGTTTTCAAAAAAGCCGTAGTTCAGATTGCTCTTATCAAATTCATCCTTGCGATTGAATGGGTAAGTCTGATATCCTTCACACAAATGATGCTCACGACCATCCTTGTTAATCTTCAAAGATACACCGCCTCTATGTACCGGCAGGAAACGATATATTTTGCCGAAATCTAGTCTCCTTTCTTCGTTACCATCAAGGTAAACAAACTCAACGTGCCAGCCTTTGGTAGCCTTGTAGCGACCGCAGAAGTCAAGAATGTTGTCGTGTTTGCGTAGGGTCTCAGCAATCGGAGTCCCATTCACAAAGTACTCACGAACAGCTAGAGGTACAACCATATAAGAGTTATCCTTATGCCAATCCTTTTTGGTTTCAAATGCACCCTTCTCTTTGATTTTACCATCCTCACGCACAGCGATGTAGTTGTTCACATCCCGAATCACCATAGATGCATAATCTGCATATTCCAATGTCAACTTGGTCTCTTGCTCCCATTTTTCACAAATGGCTATGATTTGCCCCTGGTTTTTACGAGGTACGCTCACTGTTACGCCATCCGTGTTTACCTGAAGCAACTCGGCACCAGCGGCAACCAATCGCTCAACCAACATCGAGATAAACAACTGACCATTGACCGTGATGGCGTAGAATACAAACGGATCGTAGAAGCAAGACACATCTGATCCTGTCTTACCGAACATACCATTCAATGCCAACTTCAATGCATCGCTAGTCAATTGGTCCTTCTCACTCTGTGCCTTGACCCTTTCTTGGAAGATGTCAGAGTATACCTTAACAAAAACATCTTGTCTCATCTGACGAGGGTGTAACTTATTCTGAATGAAAAGGTTTGGGTAGTACGACTTCACATCGATGTCAAGTATGTTGTACGTTTTGCTTGACTTGTATACTCCGGGAGCAACACATCCGTGAATACCACCAACCCCATAATCCAATCGCATCCCACCAAATCTCACAGAGAAACTGAAACTCTTCTTCTGCTGTGCGATTCTCTGAACCCTGATGTTGTTGTCTTCGAATTTCTCCAGTAGTTCGTTGGTAGTTTTGCGAGTATCCAATTCCTCGACAAACTTCTTTAGGAATGTAGATGAAGATGTGGTCTCGTTCATCAGGGTCAAAAGTTTATTGAACTGAGGCGATTCAAATTTCACATTGGGCAAAATGATTTTCTTCAGAGGTACATCTGCTCGCTTACCCCGAATCTCAGTCAATTGGCGAATGGGTATCTGCATAGCCTGAGAAAGGTATTTCAAAAAGATTGACTCACCGATAACTACGTCACTCTTGTTTAGCACTTTAAGGTTGTATTTCTTACCGATTTTCTTACGAAGTTCAACTTTATCGTGGCATAGGTCATAAAAGTAGGCTGTGAATTCTACATCGTTTTTGTTGTAACCGATGACTTTTTCCAAATTGATGTGATCGATTGATGTGGTGTGATCAAACGGCATATCCATTACGTTATCCCATCCGCAAGAAACCTGCAAGGCTTTCAAGGAAGTAGAACGAGATTTGTTATCGTAGTGGTTCAGCAGATACAAATCCAATTGAGTAATTTCTTGTGGGATATAAGTACGTTTCTCCTGTGAAATTATCTTTTGGGCATACCCATAGATTTGCGTTGCTGTAGTCAACTCCTCCATCATAATGGCACGGATAATGGGCCAGTCAAAATGGATATTGTTGAAGCCTACCATACCGGCTTTCTTTTCTTCTAGACCCTTCAGGTAAACTTTGAAGGCTTCTAAGTCTGAACCCAAATTACCATCTCCAATCACAAAGATGTCTAGTTCTTTGGTTTGATGGTTAAGTCCTGTATAGGTAAAGCAATTTTTAAATGTCTCGATGTCGTATATGATTATCATACAATTTATAAGTTAAGTCTACAATTAAATTTTCTTTGTCTTCTCTATTAACCCTAAGGAAATAAAAGTTCTTTATCTTTTCCCAACCCTCTGAAACAATAGGAATCTTCTGCCCTTTGTAATCAAAATGCTGGTGCTTGAGTGTTTTAAAAATTTGTGGGTTCAGGTTGAATTCCAAAACCTTTTCCCCACGCATTAGGTGAGCTGAACAAATCTTGTTCATCAAGTTCAATATCATTTTTTATCTGTAATAAATTTTTGAAAAAACCATCTTCTGAATACTGACCAGAGTCACGATCAAACTCGTATTCAATCCTTCCTAACTTACCTCTGAAGTGCCACTTGATTTTTTGTATGTGCACTTCCACAGGATCTTTTTGACCATTTTGAAACGAACGATGAACTGCCAAGCCCCAATCAGGCACGTTAAAGAAATGATGAG